CATCCTGATTCAGATAAATTTATGGAAGATTATAAGTGGTTGGATGAAGAATGGATTGTTACACCTGATAAAAAAATATTGAATCATTTTTATGAATTTAAAGATGTTTGTGATTTAAATTTTGTACATTGGTTGGAAACTGGTAAACCATTTGACAATAACATTCGTAATAATGCAATAGATTTCTTGAGTAACAAGTTCTACAATGTTAAAAAACTTAACGAAATCATACCATTATGTAAACATAATGAGTATTGTAGTGATATTAATGAGGTAATGAATATACCACATACAGGTGATAATAATGATTATATGAATGATGTAATTAAGGCATTTACTTCAATTGAGAAGAATGGAATCAAGGTTTCTAATGATGTATGTGATATATTTGACATAAGAGTAAAGAAACATATATCTAATGGTAAACTATATTCACAATACAATCTATGGACAACAACAGGTAGGCCAAGTAATTCATTTGGAAGTGTTAACTTTGCAGCTCTAACACCTGAGAAGAGAAAAGCATTCATACCTGAGAATAATTCACTTATAGAGTTTGACTTTGATGCATATCATTTAAGATTGATTGCTGACTTAGTTGATTATGATTTCGGTAAAGATTCAGTACACGAACACTTAGCAAAACACTATGGTTGTTCATATGAAGAATCAAAACAACGAAGTTTTAAACTATTATATGGTGGGATAGATAAAGAAACAAGAGAAAAGGTCCCATTTTTTGATAAAGTACATAGTTATATAAATAAGAAATGGAATGAAATAAATACACATAATTGTGTTTATACTGATATTTATAGACGGAAACTATTATTCGAGAACTATAAAGATATGAATAGAAATAAGGTTTTTAACTATTTAATTCAGGCTTATGAGACTGAATCCAATATTAAGAAGATTTTATTAATTCAAGACTATTTATTAGGGAAGAATACAAAATTGGTTTTATATGGTTATGATAGTTTCTTGTTCGATTTTGCAAACGAAGATGGAGTTGAAACTTTGAGAGATATAAAATCAATTTTAGAAGAAAACAAACATTACACCAAATCCAAAATGGGTTTAAATTATGGTGAAATGGAAGATATTACAAAGAGGTTATAAATGATACATATTTCAGAAATCATAGAAGATATATTAGTAGAATGGGCATATCGTGTTCACGATGGAATGCCTAATCCAAAAAACACACAACACATCATAGAACTTAGAGAATCAATGGAAGAATTAAATTTACCCAATAATGTGATTTATCAAGTTATTGAGAATTTAATCAATGAAGTTACAGATGAAGAAACTAAATTTAAAGCTCGTAGTGCAGAAACGAAAAAAATAATTTATTTTAAAAATCAAGATAATTTAGATGCCGCTCTCAAATCAGGTACAGCAATTTCCATAGAAAAAGGTGATAAGGAAGAACCTGAAAAAGAAACCAAACCACCAATGAAAATTGACCCAAACCCAATGGGTAAAAAAGACGATAAAGATGAAAAACCTAAATCAGAAACCGGTGAAACAACAAGTGGAGTTTCAACAGAATCTATAGATGGGGTTGATGGTGATGCAAAAAATAAAACTATGGATGGAGAAGAACCACCACCAGGAACAGAAAGTTCAGCTGTAGCTGAAATAGGTGTGGGTTATGCTATGGGTTGTTTATCTGAAAATAAAAATGATGCGAGTGCGGCAGAACAATGTTTAATAAAAAAACTATCTAAAACAAAACTTGGTACAAAACACGGAGCAGGTTCAGGTAAAAAAGCTAGTGATATTAGACGAGGTATGTTACAAACAGCTAAAAGAGAAAATCAAAAAGTTAGAGAAATAAATAAACAATTAGGTTGGAAAAATTCACAAACTTCTCATATCGGTGGTTCAAAATCTTCATTAGAAGCTACTGTTCAAAATTTAAGAGATAGAGGTATTAAAGAAGTAAATGGTATACCGATTGATAAATATGAAGCAATTATTTTAGGTGGTGGTGCTGGGGAAAATCCAACAGATACTATGGTATGTGTTGTTAACAAAGAAACAGGTGAAGCTGTTATGTATCACACTTCAAATAAAATGAGTTCTGCAGACCAAATAGCAAATGGTTCACCAGCAAGAGAAATTAGAGAAATCACAAGTTTAGGTGGTTTGAGTGTAGAAGAAAATCAACAAGCAACAGAAGCTGGTAAAATTAGAAGAAAGAATATTGGTAAGCATAGAGGAGAACAAAAAAAATATATTCAACAACAACAAGATAAAATGATTGAAGATTCTAAAGACCCAAAAATAGTAAGAAGAGTTATTGATAGATTAAAGGGTGTAAATAATCCAGTAACTACCGCTGCAGACCAAGAAAAATATTGGAAACAATTGTTACTACATCCGAGAGTTAACAATTATATGAAGGAGAAAGGTTTAGATTCCAATAATTTAACACCGGAACAAGAAGTAGAAATTTATCAACACTATGTTGAAGAAATGAAAAAAATTACAAGTTTAGATGAGCCAGATTCTAAAAGAAGTAAAAATGGTATGGGTGCTATTGACATACAAATGATTACAAGATTATATGGTGATGGACAAGAAGAAACTACAACTGGAAAAGAACCAAAAGATCCTATATTTAACAATGCAACAATGCAATCGTTTTATGATAAACAAACAGAAGAGTTGAATGGGTTACGAGAAGATATGAATAAAATTAAACCTGGCTCTGGTGATAAAGCATTTAGTGAAAGAATGGCAAAAAGATTACATTTAGATATGGCTGAAGGACATAATCCAGGTGGTATTCCAAATGATAAAGCAGAAACTGTAATGGGTGTTTATGATTATAAAGATTTAAAAATAGATGAAGATGGTAATATGTATCAGAAAAAAGGTGGTAAATTTTATAAAGTTGATGATAATGGAAATGTAACAGATGAAATAGTGGATGAATCAACACTAAAAGATTATGATTGTGCAGTTGTTGCTGATAAAGGAACTATGTCTAAGTGTTTAGGTATGGGAGAGGGTGATAAAGCTGCTGATGATTTAGGAATCACAATGGGTGAATATGAAGGAACAAAAGCTATTATATATGATAGAAATAAAAAACAAATAGGAGTTCAAACTGCTCGTTCTAAAACAGGACCTGGTGGTTCTATGCAGGACTCAGTTGCGTATCATAAAGATTTTCAAAAATGTTTAGCAAAAGAAACTAAACTTCAAGGGAAGTGTGGATAATATGAAATCTCAACTACTAGCCACATTCACAACAAAAGATAATCTTGATGATACGATTAAGAAAATTACAGATGCTTATACAATCGTATTCAGTAAAATTTATGTATTACAAAATGAAAATAATGTAAATGAATTAATATGTACTTACAATGTAGATATAGAAAATGGTATAGATTACAATAAAGTAGAAGGTACAATATCTCTTCACAGAAAAAAACATTCAAATACATTATATACAATAAACGCATTAAACGAATGTATCAAAAATTTAAACAATGGTGTATCAGATAACAAGTTTATAATACCCTGGGAAAACTTTAAGAATATGTTAATGGTAACAAATTCAGATGGTTTAAACAAAATAAACACAAGGATTTATAAAATAATTGAAATAAATGCTTGACTTATATGCGATTTGTTTCGTATATTATAATTAAACATATGGAGAAATAGGTTATGGTAAAAAAAACTAAAAAAGAATCTACCTTATATTATTTTTATTCAGTTGGATGTGGATTTTGTAAGAAAATGGATCCAATCATTGATGAATTAAATAAAAAGGGACACAATATATTAAAACTTGATTTAGCAGATAAAGACAATCAAGGTTTAAAAAACGAACTTTCAAAAGAATATAAAAAACAATGTGGAACGCCGTGGTTAATTGATGCTAGTAATGGTAATCAAGTATGTGGTTATAGAGAAAAAGACATTATAGAAAAATGGGTTAATGGGGAAGATATTCCAGCTCCACCAAAACCAAATGGAGTACCACCAAGACCACCATTTATGAATGCTACCGATGAAGAAGTTAAAACATGGAAAGATGGATATAATAAATGGTTAGGTAATAATGAACATCTACCTGATAATAGAAAAAAAACTGCAAAAGAAATTCTTGAAATGCCAAGACCAAACTCAGAACCACCCAAATTACCAAATGTAGATGCTACAGATGATGATTTAGATAAGTGGGGTAAAGAATATGCAAAATGGAAAGATGAAAATGAACATCTTCCAAATTTACAACCAGTTGATACTGTATTGAATAATTTTAAAAATAGAAAAAAACAATTACAAAATCAACAAACACCACAAGAAAAAGATGTATCAACAAAACTTATGAAAAGGGTTGATATATTAGAGAGAAAACTTGATAAATTGATGAAACATTTAGGAGTTAAGTGAAATTCAAGTTTAAACCAAAAGTTACAACGGACAGAGAAGCAACCGAAGAAGAAATAGATTGTATTAAAGAAACTGAAGAGATGTTGAAAGAAGAACAAAAACTTCCACCAACATCTCAGATGGTTCGTAATATAGCTACTGACCATTGGAAGTCTCTTAAATCTTGGTTAAAGGGTTCTCAAGTTATAGCTCCTCAAGATATAGCAGAAAAAAGATGGAAGATATGTTTAGAATGTCCCCATCTTCTTTATGACGAAACCAATCCAGATACAAATAAGAAAGATGGTAGATGTACACATTGTGGTTGTTTTATGAATGTAAAAGTACACTATGCTGTAGCTGAATGTCCAATAGATAAATGGGATGCTAGTTGTAAATGTAATCCAAATAAGGATTGTGATTAAAATAAATAAAAAAAAGCTTGACTTATATGCGATTTGTTTCGTATATTTTAAAGATAGTATAAATAGGTTATGTGGTTATACGAATAACCATAAACGATAAACGATAAATAATAAAACACAGGAGAAGTACAAATGGATATAAATGCAATAAAATCCAAACTTGCAACACTACAATCAACAACATCAAATAAAGATAACTTTTGGAAACCTGAACCAGGTACACAAGTTGTTCGAGTTGTTCCTTACAAACATAATAAAGATAATCCTTTCATTGAGTTATTCTTTCATTATAATTTAGGTAATAATAAAACATACCTATCACCAATGTCATTTGGTCGTCCTGACCCAGTGGCTGAATTTGCTGACAAACTAAAATCAACAGGTAATAAAGACGAATGGATTCAAGGTAAAAGACTTGAACCTAAAATGCGTACTTTTGCACCCGTTGTAGTTCGTGGTAAAGAATCTGAAGGTGTTAAATTTTGGGGATTTGGTAAAACAGTATATCAAGAATTACTTGCTGTTATTGCTGACCCTGATTATGGAGACATAACAGATGCAACTGGTGGTAGAGATATTGGTATCGAAAGACAAACACCTGCTGAGGCTGGTAATCAATACGGTAAAACTACTGTAAGGGTTAAACCTAATCAGACGGCTATTACTGAAGATGCTAAGTTACTTACAACTATAATGGATAATCAATCTGATTTGACAGAACTTTATAATGAACCATCTTACGATGAATTAAAAGATGTTCTTCAAACTTTCTTGAATCCATCTGATGATACACAGACTACTACAGCTACAGCAAGTACGACTACAACTGAACAAGTTGCTACTCAAACTGCTACAACTGCTAAAACTGATGTCGCAGATGCATTTGATAGTTTATTCAATAGTTAATCAATAAACAAATATGTGTGGTTGTTGAAGACTTAGATAAAACCGCTAAGGCTTGAGTTACCGGATACAACCACATCATAATAGGAGAACAATATGTCAGAAAAAGACGAATTGGCTGGAATTATTGCCGATGAACTAAATAAACAATTCAAACATCAAAAGGTTGCTTACTTCCTTGAAGAGGGTGGTAATCCTACTGATGTGACGGGTTGGATTTCAACTGGTTCAACTATGTTAGATTTAGCAATTGCTAATAAACCAAATGGTGGAGTTGCCGTAGGTAAAATCACAGAGTTAAATGGTTTAGAAGGTAGTGGTAAATCTCTAATAGGTTCTCATTTATTAGCTTCAACACAAAGACAAGATGGTATAGCAGTTTACATTGATACAGAATCAGCAGTATCTCAAGAATACTTGAGAGCTATTGGTATTGATACAAGTAAAATGGTATATGTACATCTTGAAACTTGTGAAGAGATATTTGATACCATTGAAACAATTGTTACAAAAATCAGAGAATCCGACAAAGATAGATTAGTTACAATCTTGGTTGATTCACTTGCAGCTGCTTCTACTAAACAAGAAATGGATGCTGACTTTGATAAAGATGGTTGGGCAACAGCTAAAGCTATCATAATATCAAAGGCTATGAGAAAAGTAACACAGATGATAGCACGACAAAAAGTTGCATTGATTTTCACAAATCAATTACGACAAAAGTTAGGTGTAATGTTTGGAGATCCTTGGACTACTTCAGGTGGTAAGGCTCTTCCATTTCATTCATCAACTCGTGTTAGATTCAAAAATGCTGGACAAATCAAAGATACTAATAAAAATACCATAGGTATTAAAATCAAAGGACAAGTGATTAAGAATCGTCTCGGCCCTCCAATGAGGACTGTAGAGTTTCCATTATTCTTTGATAAAGGTATTGATGACTTTGGTAGTTGGTTGACTGTAATGAAAGACCATAAACTTATTAAAATAGGTGGTGCTTGGTATACATTACAACATACTGATATTAAAACTGGTGAATTAATTAAAGAATACAAATTTTTATCTAAAGATTTTGAAGAACTTATGTTAGGTAATTCAGAATTAAAAGATTATTGTTACGGATTAATCTGTGAAGCTTGTATTATTAAATATGATTCTAAGGAACTTGGTATTGATGATGTAGAACAAACGGATGAGGTAATGGATGAAATCTAAAACTGATTTAAATGAAAAATTTATATCTTTTTTAGAACAAACCAAAGGTAAAAAACCGAAGACAGTTCAACATCTTAATGATAGAGTATTAATTGTGGACGGCTTGAATACATTTATTCGAGCCTTCGCAGTTAACCCTGCATTAAACGAAGACGGATTACACGTTGGTGGTATGATGGGATTTCTAAAGTCAGTAAGATATACTTCAGACATTCTAAAACCATCACGAGTAATCATTGTCTTTGATGGTAAGAATGGTAGTGGTAGACGACAAAAGATATATCCAGAATACAAGGGAACTCGTAAAGTAAAGAGAAGACTTAATCGTAATGTGGATTGGGGAACAGCTCCTCAAGATGAACAAGCTTCAATGAGACAACAAATGGGTAGGTTGATTGAGTATCTTGAACAATTACCTTTAACCTTAATATGTGTAGATGGGATAGAAGCTGATGATACAATGGCTTATATATCACAACAATTATTACCAAAAAGTGACATATTTTTAATGTCAACAGATAAAGACTTCTTACAATTGGTAGATGATAGAGTAAAAGTATGGTCTCCAACAAAAAAGAAACTTTATACTAAGAAAGAAATATTCGATGAATATGGGATACATTCACAGAATATGTTAACCTTCAGAATATTAGATGGTGATAAGTCAGATAATATAGGGGGAATAAAAGGTGCAGGCCTCAAGACTGTGAAAAAATTTCTCCCAGGAATTTTAGAGGATCAGAAATTTACTGCTAAAGATTTAATAGATTTTGCAGAAAATTCAGATGGTAAAATAAAGTTCTTGGAAAGTATAAAAAATAGTTGTAACTTGATCAAACGAAATTACTTACTAATGCAATTAAACAATGTAGACATACCAAACCATACTAAGATGAAAATTCAAGGTGCTGTAAATGGTAAAGTTCCACAATTGATTAAGTATAGATTTCAAACAATGTTTTTAAAGGATAAATTACAAACTGGTATTAAAAACTTCGATAATTGGGTTATGGAGTTTACCAGATTAGATAGATTTAGGGGATTGAGTGACAGATAAATTACAAGATTTTGGACATACATTTCAGATAAAGTCTATTGCTAGTCTAATGAAAAATCAATCGTTTCTTGAACAGATACACGATATACTTGATGAAAAACATTACGACAGCGATAGTTTAAAATGGATTGTAAAGGAGTGTAAAAAGTATTATGATGAGTATAGAAAGTGTATAACACTTGATGTATTTAAAGTAAAGACAAGTGAAGTGGAGAATGATGTACAAAAGGTTGCTATTGTAGAGAACCTTAAAGAAGTATTTAGACATATGGAATCACCTGATTTAGAATACATTCAAGATAAAACTCTTGATTTCTTTAAGAATCAAACATTAAAAAGTGCTATTATACAATCGGTTGATATATTAGAATCTAAAGGTGACTTTGAACAAATCAAACGACTTGTTGATGACGCTTTAAATGCTGGAACTGAACGAAACATTGGACACGAGTATATTGAACACATTGAAGATAGATATTCAGAAACTGCAAGAATAACAGTTCCAACTGGTTGGGATGTTATAGATGATTTAACTCAAGGTGGATTAGGTGCTGGAGAACTTGGAGTGATTGTTGCTCCTGCTGGTGTTGGTAAGACTTGGGTGTTGGCTGCTATCGGT